CAAGTATTGTAATTTCGTTTCCTGTTGCCCAAACATCTTCACCACCATTAATTAACAAACAACTTTTGAATCTATCAGGTACACCAAAATCAGGGTAAACCCTTCCAGCAGAAGCAGAATAATAAGCAAATGTTGGGGATATTTCTTCGATGTTTTTTACTAAAGACCAATCTTCGTGAAAACCATAATTGTAAGGTAAAGTAGGTTTTTGAATTTCTTTCTGAATATAAAAATATTCATTTGGATTTGTGTTGGGAATTCCAAAAGCAATATTATCAAAACTTTTATAATAAGTTATTGGTGTTTGATTAAAAGGAAAAATCGAGTTAATTGTTGAAAAATTACCTATTATAAAAGATGCTGGAATATCTGGTGAAGCGTTTACAATCTCTTGGGTATAGTCATTAACTGCAAAATTTTGTTGTGGGGGTTTTTGATAGTTTTCAAAATTTACTTTGAATTGTGTAACCCTTTTTAATTCATCAGCAATATTAAATATTGAACATATTGGTTTACTTTGAAAAGAAACAATAATATCAGATTCAAAACCACCTTTTAAAATTGCATCGTATGTTAAAGGAACTTTACCATTTGCAAGATTAGGTCTATTAGAACCAGAATTATGAGTATAAGTATTTGTTAAAAGAGTTTTACCAACCCACAAAACATTTCTAATAGTGGTTGTTGTTTTTCCTGATGCGTCTGTTGTTGATGTAATTTTTGTTCTATCAGTTTTTTGTGCAACATAAGAAACAGGTAAAGCTAAAGAGCTTGGTTGTTGAATGTATCCTCTGCAAACATCTTCATAATAAGTAACTGGTATTCCAGATGAATAATAATTAAAAGATCCGTTTGTATAAAATCCTGTTTTAACTTGATTATAATAATCAATATATGTTGTTGGATTTGCTTTAATAAATTCATTTTCTTGAATCAATGTTTGATTAAATACAGCGTTTTTATAAATGTTAAATTGTTCAAGAACAGGTACAACATTATTATCCCATTTATTAGAAAAATAAGTGCAATTTTGACTCCCATCATAAACTAAAGATTTTTTTAAATTCCAAACACTTTCTAAACCTGTAGCAAAAAAATCATTCCTTGCAGTTATAGAAATTGTTCCGTTGAATGCTCCATCTTTATTAATTTGAAACTTATCTAATACATAACCACCTTTATAAATGTTATCTGTTGAATTCATTTCTTTTAATTGAACTGTTTTTGCTGGAAGTGTTTTAGTTGCAGGATTTGCATTTGATAAGCAATCTTGCCATGTTTGAAAATTAGGAATAATAAATTTGTCTGTAATTCCAAAAACTGAATTTGTTTTAGTATAGTTTGGATATGTGTACGAAAAAGAATAATCATCAACTGATTTAAAATAAACAGGTGTTATTAATTTAGAAATATTATTTGTACAACCCGAATCAGATTTGAAACCTAAATGTGAAAATTCATGTGTGTTAACATATGATAAATATGTTTGGTAATCTCCAATATCAACTGCAGAAGGATAAGGTTTTTCTGTTGTATAGTTTGTTACATTATAATTTGTAGTTGCTGCTATATTTTGTAATTGTGTTCCGTTGCATGGAATTGAACCACCTGAAGAAATCCAATTAAAATAATCTAATTTTTTGTTTGATCCATCAAGCCAAAAAGAATCCTTGTCTTTAAAATTTGATAAATCCAAAACATCTATATGACTATCATAATTGAAAAATTGTTGAGGTGTAATAATAGTGTATGGGTATAACTGCCCAAAATTCTTAGCTAAATTTGGTGTAATTCCATTATTTAATATTGATTGAGTACTAAAACTATATTTTGTTGAAAATTCATATTGAGAATCTTTTACAATGAATGTAGTGTTTTTTAAAGCATAAAAAGAATAAAATCCAGAATTTACATTCCCCCATTTATAATAGTCACTTTGTAATGGAACACTTCCAGTATAATATAAATATGAAGCATTATAAAAAGTTCCGTTAAAAGATGTATTATTATAAGAAAATCCGCCTAAATTTGCTATATAAGAACCAAATTGATTTTCAAATAATATAGTTCCAGAGGAAGGAACAAGAGGATTACCATTATTAATATATTGAAAACTTGTTGCTGGTATTGGTTGTAGTGTATTTGATTGATAGCCTAAAGTTGGATTAACATATTGTATAGAAGGTTTTGCAAATTCTGATGCGTAAGGTTTTTGTGTTTTTGTTGGTGATCCATTTACATTGGTTGATAAAGGCCAAGCATTTGGATTGCTAAAAATGTAGGAATATTCATTAGGTTTTAATGTAGTTATTCCTTCACATTTTAAAAAAGGGTAATAGACTAAAGAATCCGCAAATTTAAGATTTGTTGCATTTGTTCCATCTGAAAAAGTATCTGTAGTTTGATAAGGTGTTAATACATATTCAAAACTTCCTGTTGGAATCATGTAATTAGAAAATTCTAAAACTGTATTACCGATAGAATTTTCATTTACTAAAGGATCTGCTGCTTTAAAATTAGCTAATTTTAAAATTGGATTTTCATTTTTTTCAATGCAATATCCACAAGTGCAACAAGAAACCATCCCTTGAGAATCAAAGATTGTGTTTCTATGAATTACATTTTCTTGAATATTGTTTGTTGGCCTATATGCCATTTTTATACCTCTGGTAAGTCATACCAACCTTTAACACCAGAACCATTAGTTCCGTAATATTTATTTGCACCTGGAGTTAATTCATCATTCACAAGTCGGAATTCTATAGTTGAATTTAATGAATTTTGTTTAGGTATAATTGAGGAATCTGTTGGTGTAGTAAATCCAACAGTTGTAAATATCAAACCAGCACCATTTGAAGTAACTATTTTTCCAGATGTCCCAGAATAAGAATTAGGACAATCTTGGAGGTTTATGAATGACATCGGAGGAACAGTAACTGAAGCTGGATTTGTTGAAGTAAATTTTAAACCTGTTGCAGTTGGGTTAACAGCTACATAATAATTTGCAACACCAGCATATGAATCAGGAGTATCGGTTAAAGTAAGAAAACTTTTTCTTGCATCTTCTGCAATCTGTACTGTTTCAGAAGGGTAAATAGTTGCATAGGTATTTGCAAGAACACCGTTAACACAAGTAACATCAGTAACAACCGTTATTCCTGATGGCCCTGCAACCAAAGAATTTAACAGCGTTACTCTTGGCCTTGGATCAGAATTAATGGGGTCGTTTGGATATGGATTATAAGAAGTTCCAACATAGTATCCAACATATTTTCTTCCAGCAACCAACTCTCCACCATTAATATCTTTAGCCCAAAATGTACCCATATTTGCAGAAGATTGTGAAAGAGTATCAAAACCCAATGCAGGGTAATAGCCGTTAATAATACCTGTTTCATCGATCTCTACAAAGCATTTTGAAGAAGGGTCAAGGCTTCTCAGGAATTCGTATATATCTCTTCCGTCAGTTGAATCCACTCCACGAAGCCTAGCCATGTAAACCAAACCTTGACCTGACACACCGATATTTCCAGTAAAATTGCCTTGATTACTTGGCTCATCAATATCGTATGGCATGGCATACATTTTAGGGCAAGTTGTTCTAGATTCAAAATCTGCTTTCAAACCACCAATATCTTCAACAAAATCAATTCCATCCCAAATAACTTCATAAAAATCGTAATAACGATAATACCCTGTGATTTCAACTTCATCACCAAATGGTATTTTGTTATTTACTCTGACATAAATAAATGGGCTATTTCCTTCATTAGAAATAGTAATTGAACCCGTGGATGCATCGTATCCAGCGTTCATTCCTCCGCCTTGAACAGGTTGTATTCTCATTTCGCTCCCTTAAAAAAAACAGGACACAGTTTTAATTGTGTCCTGTAATTATCATACACATTTGCTTTTTAATCAAGGGGTTTTGATCAATAAAGCCATGCATTGAATCACTTGAGGATATTGCAGGAAATTATTAGATGGATAGGACAAAACAGATTTTGCTAAATCAATTTCTGGAACAGGAATTCCACGAATTCCAGTCATTACATAATCAGCAAAAGCATTTACAGCTTCTCCCCTTGTAGCTTCCCCTTTAACAAACTTTTCAAAAATATCTAGGGAGGGATGAATTGGAGGAATTCCAGATTGTCCCATCATTTGAGGATTCATAAAGCTTCCTTTCTATCGACCACAACAACTAGAACCACGAAGGCTAAATCGGAGCTTTCCACCACGGAAAACTTTTGTGTCTTCTTTAACCGTTTCAATCTTAATGGTTTTTTCGACCTTCTTTTCGACTTGCACTATTGGAGCAGAGCATTGCCCATTAGCACATGAAGAACCCTTACGGATTGGTAAATCGATCACCATAGCTACCGTTAACACTAGACTAAACATATTGCTTCCTCCTAAAGAAAAAAAGTACCCAAGCACATTATATCAACCACTCGATAGTTCGTGCAGGGTATCCATCAAAATTAGAGAAAGAAAAAACTTCCTCTAAACAGATTCTATCCATATCTTTGGCTTTAATCCAATAGGAACCCTTGGGTTCACCGAAATTGCCTAGCGGGGTTCCATGAGCGTTACCCCATGAATTCTGAATCAAAAAGATCAAGCCGAAGTCTGGATGGGTGGTGAACCCCAAGCATGACTGTTGGTGGCCCCACGATTGATTTCTTGAGGCTAATTGAACAGCAGGGGTTCCAGATGGCTTTACTTTTAGATCGCTAAATCCGAACCAAGAAGAGGCTATAGTGACAGGGTATCCATGCGATAAAGCCTGTTTAACCTCTTCACTATTTTTAAGCTTTGAAGTGCTTTGAACTTTGAACTTATTTGCTGAAGCATCAATATCAATGGGTGGCTTGTCACCATTTGACCAAGCGGTTTCTGCTGATGCACCAAAAGTCCAAGAACCATCTTGTTCTTTAATCGGTTGCGGGTAACTAGGATCTAATGGGGGGCAACCATCTTCGTTTAGGGATTCTGCCATAGAACTGCCAAAAGAACCTTCGCCTGTTCCATGCAATCCACCACGCTTACGAGATTGACCGTAATTATAAAGAATGAATGGAATTCTCCATTCTTCAAATGTTTGCCGTTGAGATATTATTTCAACCGCTTGTAAAGTAGCCATTACCGCTAAAGCACCATGACCTACACATGAACCTGTTTTCTGATCCCAAGGAAAAAATTCGTAACCAGCAGCTTGGTTAACTACCTTGTAAAGAAGTGATTCCTTTAAATCCAACGGAGGGCCAGAAATTTGGAAAGGAACTAACTTTGCGTTGAACTTATCTTGAAGTTCTTGAGGTTGCGATTCAATTGGTAGCCAGCCAAATTTATTAGGTTCAATTGGTGGTTCTTTCGCTTTATTTCTTTCGCCAAATTTTGGCTGATTTTCCATAGACATTATTTCAATTCCTTTGCTATCTGAGTGAATTCTTTAGTAAGAAGATCCCTGAGTTTTTGATCAAGCTTTAATGTGCCATCTTTAGGCAATCTTTCGTTGAGTCTTTTCCCAATTACATCTCTAAGATTAGCAAGCTCGTTTTCCATGAATTGTTTATTGATAGTTGCTTTTGCTGCCTTGAAAACATCTGTAAGAAATTCGTAGTCGTTTTTCTGACACTCTTTTGCAAGTTCATCGTAGAACATAGACAACCACTTAACTTGTTCTTTGTCTTCTTTTGCTGCTGCTGCTTTAATGTCGCTATCAGGATTTACTGGTGGAGCGGGAGCGGGTTCATCACCAATCAATACAGATGTAAACGCTGGTTCAGAAGGGCCAAACTCATTGCCAACATAAGCGAACAATCTGTACACACCTTGGATCTGCGAAGTGACTACCAGAGTCTTGGAGTCCTTTAGCAAATCCACAGGGAAAATGTTCAAGCCTTTATCAATTGAAACCCATTTAACTAGCTTAGATTCGGTCTTAGCTGGAACGCTTATAAATGCCCCTGGTTGCCCAGAAACCTTTGCGGGTAACTCTATAGTGGGAATTTGAAAAAACACTAAAAAAAGAAGGTTTATCACGGTCTGCTCCTTATTCGTTCTGCCATGTTTTTAGAATCTATCAAACAGTACACATTTACTGATGACCATTTTTTTGCGTGACCAAAAAGAAAATGACAAGGTCTGCATAGCGACAGTAAATTTTTTGGTTCCATCTCTAAAGATGCATCCTTAGAATATGGTATCAGATGGTGGACTTGAAGCAACTCAGGATCATCCTCAAGGCAAGCAGCACACTTAGGATTCCGTTTTAAATGTGCTGCTCGTACCTTGGCCCATTGTGATCCCCGATTATAAAAAAACAGAGATCAATAACTTCAGAGCGGTCTTAAGAACGATTGCCCAAGGGATGATTCCAATTGTAATTGGATTGCCGTGGAAATCACCTTGGGGAATTGCTTGCTCAAGGATCGCTGCGAAATCTTCAAGAGAAACTTCTTTGTCTTGAAAAATTTGTTTATCATCAGGAATAACTTGATCGGCAGCATATCCAACAATGTTCCAAAGTGCATTAGAAAATTCTTTATTACCTACATCTTTTTTGCCTCTAACTTTATCAACCACTAACATCATGGCATCTGTAGGCATAGAATTGGGAAAATTAATCATGCTTCACTTCCTTTTTTAAAGTCCTAGTGTAATTCAAAACCTCTGTCAAAATCCTCAAGCTTTCGGCTTGAGCCTTGGCTACCTCGCCAATGGAGCTTTCTAGCCTATCTATAAACACCATATGTCTCTGGTGCAGGGGAAGTAGAATGTTTTGACCCAACCAACTAAACCCCTTGTAAACCGCCCACAAAAGGAAAACCAGAAAACTTAAAGACACTCCGAATCGCTCGATAATGTCTATGATATTAATGTCTGCGAATATCATTTTCCTGACCTCCAATAAATAAACATTCTACCATTTATACCTGAGAAGCGAAATAGTCTTTTAACAACTTTTTAAGTTGTTGAACCTTAGTTTCTATATCTGAACCATCAGGAAAAAAATCCTGATCATTAATAGTTCTTTTGTTGTTTCTATTAATATATGTAATGGAATAACCTTTTATTCCTTCCATAGTCGTTACTTCAGTAATTAATACTTCCATTATTTCTCCTAAGTTTTGATGATGAAGTTAATGCCAATACTTGGTTGCATATTGTTATGCGATCCACCACCACCAGTATTGTTGTTGTTTGTGATGCTTGGGGTAAATGTGTGTTGGTGATCTGGCTGAGTAGTTAGCGTTAACCCTGCTGCTGGACTGCCTGTCCAAACTGTTCCTGGATATGGGTCGTATCTACTACCGCCACTTCCAACATAAGTTAAAACTTCTTTACTTAGCGTGTGCGTGTGACTACCTGCACTTGAAGTACTTCCACCACTCACGGTATTAGGGTGACTATGTGCGGGAATTTGTGAAGATAACAATGTCTCGTTTTCAGTTCCAACTGTTCCACCAAGTGTGCGGTTTGTTAGCCCAGTTCCTTGTCCTACACCAAGCGGAACCCTTGATCTTAAATCGGGTAAATTAAATGTTGTACTTCCATCGCCTTGACCATAAGGGCTTGAAGTAGTTCCTAATGCTGTCCACAATGCTGAATATGTCGATCTTGAAACTGCATTACCGTTACACAATAACCACCCTGTTGGTGCTGTAGTTGTAACGGTTCCAGCACTTACAGTTTGAGTAATTGCACCAGCAAACATTTGCATTGAAGCAGATGGAATTGTTGTTCCAGAAGAAACTGTACCCCACGAAGAATTTGTTCCATCAGTAGTTAAATATTTACCGCTATTACTTGTTTGACTAGGTAGCAAAGCATTTATTGCTGCATTAGCTGTAGTCTGACCTGTTCCACCTTTTGCAATTCCTACTGTAGCCAAAGTGGTTGTAATTGCAGTTGTACCGCTTCCACTAACATCGCCACTTAATGTAATAGTTTGATTAGAAGTTAAATAAGTTGATGTGTCTAAAGACCAAGTATTTGCAGCAGTTTTTTTCAGCAATCCGGTAGTTCCAACTAATGCTGCAATTGCATCAAGATCAGCATCCCATGCTTGAACATTAGTTCCAATTACTAGGCCCAAGGAAGTTCTACCAGTTGCTGCAACAAGGTTAGTTGCACCACCATCCCATTGAAGCCTTTGCGTGAATCCAGAATTAAAGTTTGTCCAGTCCGCAGAACTTAAAGCACCCCTGTTTGTTGCAGATGCTGTTGGAACATTTAGTGTAATAACAGGGGTTGTTGTACCTGTTGCAACTGTACTGCTTAAATCAGTTCCAGTTGTTCCAAGAGTCAAAGCAGCAACAGATGTTACAGATCCTGTTCCATAAGCAGTTGTATCCAAAGAGAATGTTCCCGCTGCTGTCATTTTAACAAATGAAGAAGAAACATATGTAAGACCAGCAACAGAGGTCAAGTTTGTTGATGAAGCTTGCCCACCTAAACCAGATAAAGTATAAGTTGGAACATTTAAAACACCTGATAACAATGTGCTTGCTCCGCTACTTCCAGTAACGGTTAAAGATGTAAATGTTTCTGCTGATGGTGTAGGAATATTTAAAACATTAGATACTAGAGTTGCTGCACCACTTCCAGTAGTTGTTAAGCTAGTAATTCGATTTGTATATGCTGTATCCCATGTAGTTTGAGAAGATGTTGTTGGAATTGAATAACCAGTATCAAAGGTTACTGCTAATGTTCCAGTTGTTGTAACAGGATTTCCACTCACCAACAAACCAGTAGGAACAGACATATCAACAGATGTAACTGTTCCAGAACCACCAGTACCTGTGTAAGAAATGGTAAAATTAGGATATGTTCCAGTAACCGAAATATCAGTTCCATCTGTCAAAGAAACTGTTTGATCAGGCAATGAATTAGTGATTGTAAAACTTGGATATGTACCAGTAACGGTAATGCCAGTTCCATCTGTTAATGAAACAGTTTGGTCAGGAGCATTATTAGTAATGGTAAAACTAGGGTATGTACCTGTTACAGAAATTGCTGTTCCATCAGTTAAAGAAACTGTTTGATCAGGTAAAGAGTTGGTTATTGTGAAACTAGGATATGTTCCAGTTACAGAAATTCCAGTTCCGTTTGCTAAAGAAACAGTTTGATCAGGATTACTATTTGTAATAATGCCTGTTGCATTGTCATAAGAAATTCCAGTTCCAGCAGATAATGACTTTCTTGCATTTGTGTCTGTGTATTGTGTAATTGTTGTTGCAATAGTAAAACTAGGATAACTTCCAGTTACCGATATTCCTGTTCCATTTGTCAATGAAACAGTTTGGTCAGGAGAAGAATTGGTGACAGTAACCGCACCTGTTGAAACATCTACTGATACACCTGTTCCAGCAATGATTGATGTAACACCAGAACCAACCCATTGGATGGCAGTTCCTGTTGAAGAAAGAATTTGGCCAGAAGTTCCTAAAGAATTTGAAGCATCTTTAATCCCAGCACCTGGCTTAATATTCATGCTAGAATCGCCAGTAATCCAGCGAACATAAGCATCTGGGCCTATGGCTAACTGTTTGTCCGCAGTAGGATCGGCAACATTGCAATCAAATCCTATGGCAACATTATAACTTCCAGATGTCATATCACCAGAAGCACCACCTATAGCGATATTGGCTATTCCTGTAGTAAGAGTTCCGTTAGCACCAAAACCAAGAGAAACATTGTATCCAGAAACATTATCTGTAGTAAGCCCATAGACAATACCTGCAGTATCAGCATCAGCGTTTGTAGGAATTGAACCATCAAAATCAACAGTAAAATCTGGATAAGTTCCTGTTACAGATATATCTGTTCCACCAGTCAAAGAAACCGTTTGGTCTGGTGCATCATTAGTAATTATCCCTGTTGTATTATCGTAAGAAATTCCAGTTCCAGCAGACAAAGATAGCCTTGCATCAGAATCTGTATATTGGGTAATAGTCGTTGCGATAGTAAAATTAGGATAAGTACCAGTTACTGAAACACCAGTTCCATCAGTTAATGAAACAATTTGATCTGGTTCTGAATTTGTAATAATTCCTGTTGCATTATCGTAGCTTATGCCAGTGCCAGCGGATAATGCTAATCTTGCATCTGAATCCGTGTACTGAGTTATTGTTGAATCAATCGTAAAGTCAGGATAAGTTCCAGTAGCATTAATGCCAGTTCCAGAGGTGATCGAAACAATTTGATCAGGAGCATCATTGGTAATAGTAAAGTCTGGATATGTACCTGTTACAGAAATTGCCGTTCCGTCAGTCAATGTAACAATTTGGTCAGGAGAATCATTAGTAACAGTAAAATCAGGGTAAGTTCCAGTTACAGAAATTGCCGTTCCATTTGTCAATGAAACGGTTTGATCTGGAGCAGAATTAGTTACTGTAACATCGCCTGTTGCAGTATCTACTGACACACCAGTTCCGGCAATAATTGAGGTTACACCAACAGCACCATCTGAAGCAGCAGTAATTCTTCCATAAGCATCAACTGTAATATCTGCATTGGTATAAGCTTTTGCAGATACACTAGTTTTTGATAAATCAATTTTAATTGTTCCAGAAGTTGTAACAGGAGAATTAGAAATTGTTAATGTTGAATTAGTGGAAGACAATCCAACAGAAGTAACTGTTCCAGAACCACTAGCATTACCATCAAAAACTAAATGAATGATACCGTTTGAATCACGAACATAACCCTTTTTATCTGCAACATTTATTGCAAATTCGTTAGTTTCCATATCACCAGAAGTTGGAACTGATGAGGGTATATATGATCTTTTTGGTTTAACTGGAATTGGGGGATTAGGATTGCCAGCATCAGGAGTAAAAAATAATGTGTCAGAATTTACAGGGGTTAATATACCTGATGAAAATGTTAAATAAAATGAACCAACACCAGTAGCAATTAAATCTGTAAATGCTGCATATCCACCGGAAGCAGTTGCATTTAATGTTCCTGTTAAAACTGATGAACCAGTTACATCTACTAAAGAAACATCAACAACATCTGTTGCTGTTGGAATTAAATTTCCATCTTGATCTACTATTTTAATTATTGGTTGAGTTGTAAATGGATCACCAGAAACAACTCCCGCTGGTTGAACATCAACTATTAATGCAGTAGGAATTTGGACATCTGAAACAAACCATACAGAAAGACTAACTGTAGTATTATCCCAAACATATGTTCCTGATTCTGGGTAAGCACTTATGTCAAAAACAACTGGGTTTACATTAGTAATGTCTACGCTAAAATTGTCGCTGTTAGAAAGACCAGAAGGATACCCAGTAAAAGGTAAATCATCATTCCAAACATAATTTAAATTTTGAACAAAAAAAGTGTTTCCACCATGATAAACAGGTGGTTCTACGGAGTTATCGTAATAAGGTGTTCCTTGACCACTAAATCCATAAAATATAGTTCCATTTTCAGAATAACTAAAAGAAACACTAAAACTATAAGATTCCATTTGAATTGAATAAGGATCTGCAATTGTTCCAGATCCTGATATAGTTCCACCAGAATAACTATTTATCGTTAAACTCATTACCATGTACCCCCATCAGAGTATACCCAAGCTTGTTCATCTTCATTATTGTAAGTTAATACTTGACTAGTTAAACCACCCGCTGGAAGTGGGCTTATTTCGCTTGTGCTAACACTAGTTATCTGCCCAAAGGAATTAACCGTAACAATAGGAATGTTAAATGAATTTCCATATGTTCCAGCAATTACACCGGAGGAAGTTAAATCAACTGCTAAAAATCCATCTGAAGTAATTGGTGTAGAAGTTACAGATAATGTTGAAGATGTTAAACCTACAGATGTAACTGTACCAATACCACTACCTGGAGTTCCAACAGATAAATTTACTGCTGATGTTATTCTGCCATCAGGGCCAATTGTGATTTGTGGAATGGATGAATTAGATCCATACACACCTGTAGTTACTCCGGTTGGAGCAGTTTCTAAAGTTATGTTGCCATCTGTTGTTAATGGTGAATTTGTAACAGTTAAACTTGCAGATAAAATTCCAACAGATGTTAAACCTTGCGTTGGAATTGAAATTGAAGCAGTTGTTGCATCTGTAACTTGGCCTTTTGCATTAACTGTAATAATTGGAACTTGGGTTGAGCTTCCATAGGTTCCTGATGGCACACCTGTTGCAGTAAGATTTGCAATGAGTGTTCCAGACGAAGTTATAGGAGAACCGGAAATGGTAAAATCAGTTGAGGTCATTGCAACTGAATTCACAGAACCAACCGCCCCACCTGTGACCACTTGGAGCGGTGAAGCAGCAGTTCCATTTCCGGTAAGCGTGTTGTTATGCGATACAGCAGTTAAGTATGTAGAAGAGATGTCAGGAATATCAGCTTTGTTAATAACCCTAAACGAAGGCAATCCTGACCCACTTACTGGCCCTGCAAGAAATGTATTAGCACCAGTAGTAATAAAGTTTAAATCAAATGTTCCATTAGCAGTAATAGGACTTCCTGTTACCGTAAACACATTGGATTGAGCAGTAAGGCTTATTGATAAAGATGATGGAGTAAAACTAACATACCTAAGAACTGCTATATTGCTATCATCTAAAATCGTAACAGTCGATACTGGATCAGATAGAGTTGGAGTTACCTGTGGAGAAGCAATGGTTACCCCAACAGGATCTTCCAATACAGTCACTCTTGCAAAAATATCTGTTGCCATGATGCTCCTTACGGTACTGGTCTAGTGACTTCGGGAGAAACCGTAAAGCTTCCTTGAACAAGCCTAATGACATCAGCACCAGTCTGGATTTCAAGGTCGTATTTATAAGCACCAGTTGGCAAAGCTTCTGTATCATCTGCCGTAATATCAAGCGTAATGGTATTATCTAAAAGAGTTATTCTGCTGTTTTCTGTGGTTAATTCGATAATAATTGTTTCTGATGTAACCGTTGGCCTAACTTGCATTCTAGCAGTAGATGAAGTGTAGTCAGGTTCGGTATTATCAGCGTTTACAACGGATATATTCCGCTGAAAAGTTGCACCTTGTTCGCAGATTATGTTATATGTTCCAGCTAACATGAATACTCCTTATTCTTGCGATTCAAGTGCCATTCTATACGGTGTTGCATTAAACATCAATTCAAAAGGATAACTTCCGTATATTGGTTTTTTCTTTCTTGCTGCAACTGGAGCAGGGTCTTCCACATCTTGGGATACAACAGGATAGTATTGCTTATTTACTTGAGTTTGTGCTAAATTGTGGCCAGCATTAACATAACTCAAATTGTCTGGATTAATTATACCCTTGGGGCTTGATGGGTAAATAGTTCCTGTTTTTGAATAAGAATAGATCGGAATATAAAGAAAACTAAAAGTAATATCTGTGTACAAAATATCGTTGATTCTAGGAAGATCAGCAACTTGGTCTAAGCTGTAGGCAAAGACATCAAACTGGTTCTTCATTTTTTGTGTGTTTGTGAAGCCAGTAAAAAGCAACTCCCCAGGCCCATAACCAAAAAACCAATTTTGATTTACTCTTCCAAGTGCTTGAAATATGTTTGTAGATGCATCTTCACTTGGATCAATAAAAGAATATGGAACTATATTCCAAGTCATCTTTAAAACGACTTTTGGAATAAGTGTTTTTCCATAAAATCCAGGAATAGATTGCGAATCTATCTGATCGACATCAGATACAAATTTAAATGAACCACCCTTCATAGTCAAAAATTCAGCGGAAGTTTCTGTTGTATATGTGATATACCTTGCATATTCACGGTACGGATCTCCAGTAACAGTTTGTTGCTCGCCCTTATCATTATAATATATTGCGTATTCACCAGATATTGTATAGGCATTTGCATAAGCATCATTAAGTTTATCCATTGTTGCATCATCAATAGTAAGATAAGGTCTTGATGAAAACTCAATTGTGATTTCGTATTTATCATATACTAAATAATAAGGCTGAATTGTTTGCCATGATGTTCCACCAGCAGTATACCATCTTAAAAGTGGCGATGATGGGTCATCACTAGACTCCCTTGCAAAACCCAATCCTTTTATGCTAGTTATTCTTTCGGCATACATCCATCTAAACTGAGGATGTGCCATTGGAGATTTTCTTTCTAACGCACCATTTTCCGTGTTGACTTTTACCGTTCCCAATACTTCTTGGCAAAAAAGAACTAATGGATTTCTTTGATCTTCTCCGTCTTTTGGCCCATCAACAATATAAACCATTGTTGCCCTAGAATCACCTTCTAAGGATATTGATGTAGACCCAGGAGCAGAACCTTGGATTCTTTCTGCTAATTTTCCCTGATCCCAAAGAGTTTCGTTTCCTACTGGTATAATTGGCATAATTTTCCTTAATGTTATACTGGTGATAAAGACGGTTTACTATGATCCGCTCCAGCAAATGGATCTTTACCTTGAATTCCAGCGTTATCTTTTCCAGCACCATTCGCTGCTATCATCCCCTCTTTAAAGGCATCTCTTAGACTATCTTTGCTTAACTTGTCAGAGATGTCTTTTAACGATTCTTCTTGCGTTTTACCACCTGTTGCTGCCATCAATGCTTGTTTTCTAATCTCATCACCAACACCAGATATAGAAGTAGATTGTGTTTCTCTTACAGCAGCACCAATGGATGAACCTTTTTTAATCCCAACCCCTGTTACATCACCAGATTTGTACCTAGTGTTATCCTTCATTTTGTAGTTAGGATCGCCAAATTTACCAGCTATATTTTGTGCCCCTTCTACAACTTTATCCATACCTCTATCTCTTTGATCTTCACCCTTTTTCTGCAAATCTTCTCCACTTTTTACAATTGCTTTCCCTGCTCCACCAACTGCTTCACCAGCAGTAGAAAGTGCAGCACCAATTGTTTTCATACCAGGGATATAAGAAAGAAGGTCACCAATACCTTTTACCATGCTCCCAAATCCGCTAATCAACAACCCTGCTAGCTGAAGTATTACTCCCATACCAGACATAAACAAACCTAATACTGTTACTATTGCTCCAACCAACATCTTCATCACTTGACCTAAAATCTCAAATCCATCTTTCATAAGTTTTGTTATTGGAATCCCTCCCAAAAAACTGTCTACAAGTTGGGTAAACGATTCTACAATTTCCGCAAGAAGTTGAATCACAGGGTCAAGCATAATTGCAAAACCTTCAACTGCAACTGCAACTATTTCAAATGCTGGAGCAAGAAACTGTGCAATTACTGCTTCTAACTCAATCAATGGCATAGCCAATGTTGCAAAAGCATTAGCTATCGGAGTTATTGCTGGCATCAACATTTTCATTACAAAATCAACGCCATCGCCCAAAAATCGAAGAACAGGTATAAGCCCTTGAACTACTGGAACTAAAGCTCTTCCTATAACACCCTGCAAATCATTCATTGCAAGGTTTACTTGTTCCATAATTGCTGGGTTGTTTTTTGCAACAAAACTTCCAAACATACCTATAGCATCAGATGCTGCTTTAACACTTCCAGTAAGTACAGAAAACGCAGCACCAACAGGCCCAAGAGCTAACGAAGCCAAACCGCCAACAATTCCTTTACCACCACCCCCTGGCGTTCCACCAGCAAAATATCCAACCTTGCCTCCAGAAGACTTGTTCATGGCATCAATTGCTGCTTTGTTCTCAGGTTTTTCAGCAGCAGATTTCTTTACTACTTCTTCCCCTGGAGTAAGCATAGCGGGAACAGTATCAGTTCCTTTTGGTTTAAAAGGAGTGTCTTCATCATCTATTTCCCCACCATCCGCACGATAATTTTTGTATTTGTTTTCGTAGTTTGTATCTGTATCCCAATTATTTTCGTCATTATTAAGAAAAGATTTCTTCTTCTTTTTCTTTTTCTTTCCACCAAACATATTGCCGAATACACTTCCTATACCTTCAAATATTCCACCCATACCACTCTTTGGCTTCGTTCCTTTAGCGTAATAACCAATTGTTCCTCCAAAAACATCTTTATGCACTCTTGGATTTGTATCAAATTCATCGCCATTTATCCCGCCTGGAAATCCTTCATCAGGTTTTGGTGAAGTATTATTCTCGTTACTACTTCTAGATGATCCACCACCAAAAAGGCTAAAAACATCACTAAATATAAATCCTATATTTTCCATGATTTTTGGAAGACCAGCTTCCGTTTCAGAACGCAATTCACGTTTTTTAGACTTTGTTATCTTGGTAATAAACAATCCCATTTGCCTAATTTTAGCCGCAGCTTCTTCTTCGCTTGTAGCATCAACTGAATCTTTAGTTTCGTTTCCTTCGATATCCATTGCTTCAAAATCAAAAGTAGGAATAGTTATTCCACCTTTAGGTTTACCTTTAGGTTTACCTTTAGGTTTTTCTTTAGATTCTCCTTCAGGTTCTCTTTTAGGTTCTCCTTTAGAACCACCGCCAACAGGAGATGCACCAAACATTGATTTAACAGCATCTAGTATTGGACTTTTATCAGAGAAAGATTGATTAATTCCAGATATGGTTGTAGCAATAACATTTTGTACGGATTTTCCCATTTTCCCAAACATTGCTTCAAACAAAACCCCAAAATTATCAACACCTTTTTTTATAGATGCATCTTCTTGTTTTAACTGATATTCTCTTGCACCTTTTTGAGTTGGGCCTACAAGCGGTACTTGCTCTTCAACTTTTTTTGATTCTTCTTTTTTTGCTTCTTCTTTAATGTCATAAGAATCACCACCAGAATACTCTACAGCTTTTACAACAGATGCCATTTCCTCAGATGTCTGTTCAAGTATTCTTATTATCGGGTCAGCAAAATCTGTACCTGGGTCAAACTCTTTAGTTTGTTTTGGCCTAGATTCATCTGCTATTGAAAAAACATCTTTCCATTTGCTTGCACTTTCAGCAGCGTTGGCAAAAACATTATTCCATGCTGCTGAAGCATTCATAATATCGCCAATAAACTGGGGTGCTATATCTACACCCTTACCGGCCTCTTTTTTTACCGAACTTCCAGACAACGCACCCATGTCCATTTCAAATGGCTTTTCTTTTTTACCCTTCTTCCCACTCTTTGTCATTGCTGAAACCTGTTCTTTTGTTACAGCAAATACATCACCAAAACCCTTTCCTACATTTTCAAAAACCTCTTCTATAGATTGCTGTTGAGTATCAGCATCAGTTTTCTTTCTTCTAGTAGTTTTTCCTTCATTTACACTTTCAATTTGCAATTGAAGTTTTTTTGCATTAAAGATTGCTCTTTCTTGTGCAGTCTTAAGGTTGAGTGCTTTAACCTCTGCTTTTACTCTTTTATCTTCTTCTTTTTGTCTTGCAACTGCTGGATCTTGTGCTGAAGGCGATCTGCCCTGAGATGCTCTAGGTGCTGCACTAGGGCTACTTGGAGCAACATTGCTAGCAGAAGCCTTAAGTGAATTGATTGAGTCTATTAAAGAAGATTTTAAGCCATCAATGGCTTTTGAAAGTGAATCTATACTTGATGAAAATTCTGCCGATCCCAATTTGACATTTACAGCGATTGTTTCAACCGCTTTAACCATATCGGAAGTGAATTCTGATTCAGACTGCAATGGGATATCGGTTGCCATTTTTATTTCCTTGGAACTTCGCCATACTTCTGCTTCCAAGACTCAATCATCTGCTTACTACTGGCCCCGATCATAGCACCCATTTTCATAAAATTATCAAATTTATTCAACAACAAATCCTGTGTACTTATCTGTTTTCTTCTTTGAGTCCATTCGTGTTGTTCATCAGGTATAGTCACAGGAACACCTTTATCATTCCTAGCTCTATAATACAGTTCAATGATCTGCCTATCCGTTAAACGCTCTATTTCCCAAGGGCGAAGAAGATAAGGCTTGTCCATTAAATTAACAAAATAGTTTTTTAAATTAGGTGGAGGTATTGGTTCATTTGTTGTTTGACCACTTACCCCCTCTTTGCGTTTGGGAAGCTCTTCTCCCGAACTATTTCCATTACAGCTTCAAATCTTTCCTTCTCTGACATCATCAAAGATTGCACTTCATTCTCTGGGGCAGAGAATAATGATGCTGCTAATGCAATTGCACCAGAAGGTGTAGACATTGCTGCTATGGATAGTTCGCTTCCAAAAGAATATGCTCCAGAAGCAATATCCCTTGTTACAGAAGATATCGCTTCACGGAACTCAACTGGCTCAAGATTGTTCTTGAGAGAAAATACAGCATCTAATGCTTTCTTTTCCATTCTCTTTTCAAAGTCAGCTTTAACTTTTTGTGTAATGAGTCCAGCGGTGTATTTCTTACCGTTAAATTCAATAGTTAAAGACCCTTCGCCTTCGGAGTTAAGAAGGCTGTTTACTGTATCTGACATATGCTTCCTTTCAAAATTTTAACCAACAATAAAGCTAAATTCACCAAAAGTTGCAAAGGTAAGGCTCATCTTTTGGATGTCTTTTACCGCTGCATCATAATTGATAGCAGTTAATATACAATTGGTTATTGTGTATGTAACAGGATTTACCGCACCTTCGCTGTTATCATCGATAATAACAATCGACCCAGTCGATCCAACTTTCAATCCGTATCCGTCAATAACTTCAAGTAAATCACAAGTTATTTCAGCCGAATACAAACCAATAACATGAGAATCAAAACCCATGTTGTTAAAATTAGTCGAATCAATTGTTTCCGCTTTACTATTAACAGATATATTTGTAGCTGGAACATTTGCCAAAGCACCAATAGACACGCTACCAAATCTTCCTGAGAGAATAGCCATTATTAAATCTCCTTGATTAGAATGCAACTTCGCCAAAGTTAACTTCTGCAGATGCCGAAGGAATTAAAGTTAATTTAACCTTCTGAACATCTTTAACAGGCACATCATAAGTGACCGCAGTAACCGTACAGTTTTCAAAAACAAATGTTAGCGGATCGCCACCATAAGGCCCATATTCATCTGTTCCTAATGTAGCTTCAGTTGATGTTGGGCTTAAAGCTAAAAACGCTGCCCTTCCACCAGTTGGATTAAGTTCTACATCAGCCTTCATGCCAGCAAAAATTGGTGGCAATGCAACTTTATCGTAAAGAATTTCAACAGTTATTTCTGCACTTTTAATGCCTGGAACTAATCCTGTGAAACCATTAGTGGCAAAACTAGATGCATCAGGCGTATCCATTTTTACTGCAATGGTTGCGGTTGTAACCGGAAGAGTTCCAGTACCAACGGTTCCATCAGTTCTAAGCATACCAAATAAAGCTATTTTGCCTGTTAAAAAGTAATTTGTGACTGCTGCCATATTTAACTCCTTAAGTTAAACTAAACCCTGTTCCATGAAACCATATGATACACGAAAACCAGTAACATTGTAAACTGTATTCGGGTTACTGTTGACAGAAAAGGGCTGAATTCCTTTTACCATAACTCTTGAAGGGCTAATAGACCCTGGGAACTGGCCTATCTGAAAAACTTCTTTTCTTATTTTGTATCTGTCATCAAGATCCGTATACACAAGATCCCTAGCGTACTCTTGAATGTAATAAACCCTGATTGAATATATGTACTCAGATATCCCGCCAAGGGCTTCTATCCCTAATTCTTCGCCTTCTTCTGATGGTGCTATCACCACGCATGGAAACACATCAGATTCTCTTATTACCGCACCCTTACGCTTGTAAACAGTATAAGTTAAAGCAACCAAGTTTTCTGCAACAGTATCCATGATCGTAGTGTAACGATCTGCTGCATTGACTGCCATTATTGGCCTTGGCTTGCGATATATTCTGTTATTCATGTTTAACTCTGTTGAGTGCAATCAAGACCGTAATATTCTCTGTTTCCAGAGTTATCAATTTGGTTGACATAATACTTAACCGAATTAACATCCGTTATTTCGCAATCAATCATTGGCTTAAACCCGCCAAGATTAGCTTTCCACACCAAAAATCTTGTTATATTCTCAATCTTTGCTACACCACTTTGATCGGTGTAAGCCAAAGTCATTGCTCTTCTAAAACCATAATTTGTCGTAGCAGTAACATTGTCTATATTCTTCAAAATCAATACTTCTGGATTATCAAAGACATGATATTCCTGAGACAAATTTAGCGTAGGCATACACACCTCTTACATGAATTGTGTCTTGTATGTTTGCGGATTCACATAAGTCAGCAGTTTATTAACTTGCGTAATATGCTGCAAGGTTTGCTGCCTCCACTCTGTCCTAGAAACAGCAACACCTTCCCATGAATAAGAAGGCTGTGGGCTGGCAGAATCAGCCACCAATGCATTTATATAGTTGTCTCTTATAGTCAGGAGGTTTTCGGCTGGAGTTGGCATAATAACCTCTTAAAAAGAAAGCTAGGGGCCAAGAACTGGCCCCCAACCTCATGGTAGGTAGGACTAAGCAGGGAGTCCTTGAACAACATAACGAGGATCAGTAACACCAGCAGAACCCCACCAAGAAGCCTTGATGGCAACCGCAATATCCTGATTAAACTCGGCCCAATTATTCGCAGGGGCTTGAACAACTTCCATTGGCTTGGCCTCTCTCCAGACAAACGCTTTCTTGAAGTTACCAAGATAGACATATTTGTCTGCGGTGGAAGCTGCAATACCGCTGGTTACCAACAGGTTTCTCGCATGAGCGGATGTGAGAAGACCATAGTTGTTGTCAAGCGGATTAGGACTTTCCAACTGCTCGACATCACCAGAAGTGGCAAAAGGCCCATTTTTGGTAACTGTCTGAGGATTAAGAATCCTAGAAGCAGTATACTTTTGGAAAGGCATAACAAGCATTTGCATACCAGGGCCAAAGATATCGATTGGCTTACCAGTATTCGGATCTTTCATTTGATAAAACAACTGCTCTAGCGTGTTGATAGAAGCAAAGTTGCTTAGTGAATAAGATGCAACCTTATTAATGAATCCAAATGTCATACCAGCCTGTGCGGTGGTTGAATAGGTATTCAAAGTTGCTTCTGCACCAGCAGCAGTACCGTATACATAGCTACCTGTGAGGCCAAGTACCGTGTTAAGAATCCTCTCTTCACGCACTAGACCGCAATAAGTACCTACGGATTCGGCAGATGCCAAAGCTTGCGAGGTCTTATCCGAATAAATCATTTCTGCGGTAATTGCACAAATTCGCCCCACCTTTTCGATGGCTGGAAGTCGTACATAGTTACCAGAGAACTGGGTTTGTGGATAAGGCATACCAGGTTGAACCACTTCTGGCGAAGGGCTGATATCAGACAACCAAGGAATAATCTCAGTCGAAAGGTTCTGGCCAGCAGGGATGGTCGATACAAGTTGATCACCAATGAATGATGCCAACTTATACTTTTCTTGAACCGTAGTGATAAGGATCTGACCAGTAATGGCAGCAAAGTTAGAAGCATCTACTGCTTCGGTTGCTTCCATAAAGGTTCGATCTGGGCCATTAAAGCGATTAAGCTGTTCGGCCCAATCATCGCCCATGATGCCTTCTGCAAGGCCTCTAAGGGAAATTCTGCTTACAGCGATATCGCCTTTGGAAATGGATTCCGAAAAGAACGCTTTGGTTTTAGCCAAACCATTTTGTTGGCCGAATTCCTTCAGCTTTTTACCTAGACTCTTCATATCAATCTCCTTAAAAAGTTGTGGATTATCGGGCCACAGGGTTTTGACTAGACAACAATTGGAATTTTACAGTACCAGTACCAGCAAGTGCTTCAACAACTCGACCAATAGCCAAAGCAGCGGATGCAACTTTAACCAAAGATTGTGGCTGAAGAACGCTAGATACGGAAGTGGGGCCAACAAAATCACCAACAAGCAAAGCGGAACCAGTATAATCACCAGCGTAGATACCAGAGCAATCAATCCGAATCTGGTTGGCTACCGAGTTACCATACACAAGTGCGATATCATCTCTCTTTAATTGGCCAGAAATGCCAAGAAAAGCACTTGCAAAGTTTTCTTGGGTTGTTGCCAAGTTGGTATCCCAAGTGAAATCAAGAGCGGAAATAGCACTACCCGAAGATAAAGCTACTAGATCGCCAACTTGAATCGCCTTGTCGGTGGCAACAGGAGCCACCACAGGATTAGTCGCATTGAAACTGTAAGTAATCGCCATAGTCATAGACTCCTTAAATGGATGGCTTACTTGCCAAGGACATTTTCACGGAACTGTTGATAATTCGACTCGCCTTGGATTGCAGTCGAACTAACTGGCTTAACGCTAGCTCTGACAAGAGCAACCTTTTTCCTGTCTTCGATTGCTTCTGCCCACATCGTTTCACCGATAGCGGAAAGTTGCTTCACAAACACAGGGGTTGGCTCCAATTTATTCTCCTTAAGCAGGGAGAATATTTTTTCTTCATTGAGTTTTTCGGCTTTCCATTTGCGAAGGTCTTCAAGTTCTTTTAAAGATTCTTCAAGTTCATCTTCGGTTGGATCTTCTTCAGTATCACCAACTTTAGCTTGTGCTGGTGTACCAGAAGTTTTGCTCATTCCAGTTACATCTGTGGTTTCAGATGCCATATCTCCACCGAGGCCAGTTGCATTAGCAATAAGGTCAAGAATCATCTGACCTTTTGCCGAACCTTCACCTGGGCCAACGCAAATTTCCATAATCTTCTTGAGCATATCAGAAGACGGTTCTTCCGAAGTCGGTTCAGCAGTTGGTTCTTGTGCGGGTGCAACATCAGGAACCTCTTCCTTATACATTTCCTTTACAGGATTTTCTTCGGTCATCATTTTGTCATTTTTCATTACAGTCTCCTTGGATTCAAAAATGGTGGTGGTAGTTGCAGGGTTTGCAACTAGATCCACCGATCTTACTCTGTCGATTCTTACTACTCTTTCTGTACCATCTTGGTCTGGAATTGATTTGCCACTAACGAGATGGCTAAAGCCTACATCACCGAGGCCATTATTTTCAGCAAACCACAAAAACGAATCAATCCCATCAGCATGGGGGTTGTATCTGAAGTCAGCGTATAAACCTTCTGAGGTAAAGCGGACATTTTGAAGCCATCCTAGCCGATCAGAAAACAAAGGTGCTTCGGTTTTGTGGTCTTTATTTACTGGAGCGTTTTCGTAAAGCGGAACTGCATCACGAATCGCTTTTGGATCGTAGATTCTGCCATTCATTGAGCTAAAACCAAGCACTTTTACACCGTAAACAATGCACTTGTTTCGGTCAACTACACCTGGTTTATTTTCGATGACGGCATTCATAGTATGATATTACATCCAATCGTCTAGTGTTGTCAACAATTATCCTGTTACAGTCGATGTTTTTGGTGCTTTTGCAGCGGGAAGGTTTGGTGGTGGTTCAGTTGAGTCAAGTTTTTCTGCTGAAGAACTTGACACAGGTTGAACTGGTTCGGGTATCTTAACCACTACATCACG